AACTACCTATTGGTTGCTCAGTCATCACTCAGTGACATGGAAGGTATATACAACCAGCGTGTAGCCGAGGCAAGATCAAGAGGTGAGCGTCTGGACTCTTCCGTATTAACTAAGATGAAGGAAGACATAGATGAAGAACGTAAGTATTACTTAGAGACTATACCTAACCAGATGGAAACATTCGGTGCAGGTGAGCAGGTAAGTAAGGCATTACAGATCAAGCAAGATCTTATAGAGTTGAACAGACCTATGTCTGCATCAGCTAATGCTGCATTCTCAAGTGGTGGTAGTAGTGGTGTAGGTGGACAGATCACAGCAGAGAAGATGCTTGATCCAGCTTTCGTTCGCAACCTTGAATCATTACAGACAGGCTTACCTATTGAGATGATGCAACAAGCAGCAGTTGATCAGCTTGTGTGGCAATTCACAGGTGATGTATCTGTAGCTGACATGGTAGATAAAGGATTAGTTAATCCAGAGCTTCTTGTTCTTACAGGATCTATGGCTATAGATAACGCAACTGTTACAGATGGTGCATCGTTTGATGCTATGCTAACAGAGGTTGATAAGTATAGAGCTGGTATTAACTTAGAAGATACTACTAAGTTTACTGAATCAATTAACTCTTTTGGAGATAAGGCTAGACAAGTAAGTGTGGCTGCTAAGGGTAAGAATGGTAGTGAAGCTGCCGCCAAGGGTCAGGTAGGTCAGGTGTTAAGAGCACAGCTTAAACGTGTTGTTGAAGACTCACGATTTAAGAACCTTACTATCTCATTGGATGAGAATGGATTGCCTGTATCTAATCAAGACAAACTACAGCCATCATCTGCTGCCGCTACTGCAATCAGATATGGTGATATAGCTAGCCTTGCAGGTAGAGGTGTAGCTGGTGGTGATCGTACTAAGTTACAACAGCCTAGTAAGAATACTGCTGAAGGTGAGATAGCTGCACTTGTCAAGGCGTACACTGAGTATGCTAAGTTTGGATTAGCAGACATCCGTGATCTACAAGAGTTAGTAACAATTGAAGGCCCGGCTGCACCACAGGCAGGGTCAACAGCAGAACAACCTGATGTATCTGGATTAGAAGATGGTGTCTATGAAGATGATCAAGGTAATCAATTCACAGTAATAGGTGGAGCAATTCAATAATGTCAAAACTTGGTGGTGTAGATAGGAACTTTAAGAGGGTGGGCGATGTCCCACCTGCTCCGAGTGGGGGGCTAACTAAGATAGGTGAAGTCCCCGTGGCTACACCTAAGTTAAAGAAGGTGGCTGAGGTGGCATTCAATTCGTTTGAAGAGTCCCTTGCTGAGGTAGAGAACGCACAGAAGGTAGGGTTTAAGGATGATCTCTGGTCATCTCATGCCTCACCTGAAGGTGGGTTAGATACTATAGGCTATGGTCATAAGATAACACAGGCTGAGGAGGATGCTGGTACTTATAAGAATGGTATTAGTGATGCCGATGCTATTAAGTTATTCAGGGCTGACATAAAGAAACATGCTGACATAGTGAGGAAGGATGTTGAAGACTTCGATGACTTACCTAAGAAGTATCAGGATGTGTTAGTTAACATAGCCTTTAATACTGGCTCAGTTAAGGCTAACAAGTGGCCATCTTTATTGAAAGCAATGAGAGCTGGAGATGATAAGAAGGTACGTGAGGAGAGTGTCACATCATTCACTGATGCATCTGGTAAGAAAGGATTGTTGAAGACACGATCTAAGAAGATAGCTGATGCAGCGGGGCTAGATTCATGAACGCTCTGATAGAAGCAGCAGGTAGTATAGAAAAGCTAGGCATAGTTGGTATGCTAGCCCTAGTCCTTATCGGTCTAACGTATGCAGTACGACTCCTGTATAGAGATCGAAAGTCATGCGAGCAATCAAGGCTTGGTGATGCTGAGGAAAGGGCAGAAATAAGAGAGACCCTTGGGGAGGTCAAAGGGAGGCTGTCCACTATGGAACAGTTCCATTATGAACATTTAGTTGGTATGAATAAGGATAAGAAATAATGAATGAGTCAAGTATCTGGGCAGATGTAAGCACAGTGATAAGTATAGCCTTAACTATACCTTTCCTGTGTTATTGTGTAGAGATAGCTGTGCTATGGTGGCCTGAGTTTAAGAAGAGTATGGGTAAAGGCAAGACTTCAGCTCAAGGTAAGCTGGCTAAGGGGATATGGATAGGGTTTGTGTCTAACTTCTTTGACAACCTATACTGGGGTGTGACATGGTTTGCTTTCTATATGCAGTGGCCAGCAGCCATCGCTCTCTTAGCATGTGGTCCATTGGTTAACATATTCTTTAGACAAACAGGTGGTGTGGTAGCTGCATTCAACCATGTTGAAGCTGCCAGTGAGGTCAACAAGGTTAAGAGTCCTAAGTATAGAAAGTATTACTGGGTAGCAGGTATTGTTGTTGGTATAGGTCTTTGGGTTTTTAAATAAGGAAGAGTATATGAGTCTTGATACAAGTTTTAGTGATAAGCAGAAGGAGAGACAAGAAGAAGTGGATTGGGATGAAGCAGTCGAGGCGTTCATGGAACAGCTTGAATCAGCTATTGATGATGCTCTCGACGTACTCCCCCCAACCTTGGTGGTGGGTATGTTAGAAACTGCGAAGATAGGGATGATGTTCGAGGACGAAGAAGAAGATTAATATACAGCCTTCTCCTCTCCATCAGGTGTGGATAAGAACCAGACTTGGCTCCCATCCTCCTGCTCATGACACGCAACAGAGAACTGATCCGGCTCAGTCTGGATCAGGTACTCCATCACCTGTTGGTACGTGGTGAATGTCTCACTTGTTATCATACTAACTCCTCCTCCTCAACATACTCCAAGCATCCTTCGGGGTGATACCCGATAGCTTTTATAAAGTAATCGAAGGCTTGAAGTAGTCCATCTATAGTAGAATCAGCGTCATCAATCTCAAACGTAACAGTAGACACGTTGCCATACGGTTTCATATCTTTATCTTGTACATGCTGTATTGTAATCATAAGTCTATCTCCACATTCTCTTCAGCGTCAAACATATAATCTAGTAGGTCACGTTCCATTATAGATTGTAATCCCCTAGCTCCGGTTCCATTCTCAATAGCTTCTTCAGCTATCTTAGTTAGTGCTTCATCTGATATTCTCAGAGACGTGCCATCTAAAGCAAACAACTCCTCATAGTGTTTAACGATAGCGTTCTTAGGCTCAGTCAAGATCCTCTTTAACGCATTAACATCTAATGGATTGAGCTTAGCTAACACAGGTATCCTACCTAGTAGCTCAGGTATCATGCCATATGATTTAAGATCTTCAAGAGATGTATCAGACATTGGTGTTTGTCTGTCGTCATCAACACTTGTTACATCAGCACCAAAGCCTATTGAGTTACCCTTCCCGTTCAGCCTTGCACTTGCTATCTTATCTATACCACTGAACGCACCCCCTACAATGAACAAGATGTTAGATGTATCAACCTTAACCTTCGTCTGGTTGTGACCTGATCCAATCTTAACAGTAGCAATCGTACCCTCTATTAGTTTGAGTAGTGCATGTTGCACCCCTGCCCCTGATATGTCACGCTTACCACCTGAGTCAGCTCTGGCACACACCTTATCGATCTCATCGATGTAGATGATACCTCGCTCTGCCTTCTTAACATTATGATCACACTCATCAAGAAGTCTTTCAAGTATTGTTTCAACGTCATCACCAACATACCCTGCCTCCGTCAGTGACGTAGCATCAGCAATAGCTAATGGTATGTCAACAGCCTTGGCTATGGTCTGAGCAAACAGCGTCTTACCTGTACCTGTAGAGCCTATCAACATGATGTTAGACTTCCTAAGATACATGTTCTCAGGATCTTTAGCTCTCTTCATGTGATTGTAGATAGCTACAGACAATACTTTCTTAGCATCATCTTGATCAATGATGTACTCATTAAGCTGCTCCATAATCTCATGGGGCTTAGGCAATGGCTTAGGTGGGGCCAATGCTTTGGGCTTAGGTTTAGGAGGGCGAGGCTCATTCATGTAATATTCTTCCATGATTGCGTCCTCAATAAGCAGGTTCTCAAAGAAAGCATCCATGCCTTCATCATCACCATCCCCCATGTACTTGAGCAGTTGTCTCATCTCTTCATCAGTCATAGGTTTCATTCTAACAGTCCCCTTCTTGTCGTCATCACCCATACTACACCTCTATTCAATTAAAAAGAATTCTTTAGGTAACACTACGTAGCCAGATCGTTCAGACTCAAGCCCAGATGTAGCAATTGTTCTCATAGACAACACCCAGTCAAAGTTGGGTACATCATAAAAGGTCATGGCCTCTTCCTGAGAATCAATTACTACGTAGTACACTTCATACACGTAGTAGTACGTCCCTCGTACTAGGATCATAGACTCTGGTATCCATGAGTAGATCTGTTCACAAGAGAGCCACTCCCCGTCCTCACACGCATCTGTGAGCAGAGCCTCAAGCTCGTACTCTAAGATGTCGCTAAGGACAAGAGGTGTTCCGTCTTCATTGTAGGTAGGTGCCTGCCAAGACAGTACAATATCTTTCTCTTCATACATAGAGGCGCTGAACGCACCCCCAGATAAGATCAATGATAGCCCTACTGCACATAACGTACTAGCAATATTCATACTACACTCCTATTGATATTAGGATGTCAATACCTGCTATACAAGCAGTCACCCCTAAGAATACAAAGACCAGCGCGAAGCCGGCCCTCCATATTGTTTGACCTATCTTCATACTAGACTCCTAAATTTCACACGATGGTCCAACACAGGCTAGTGTTTGAGCCCCCTCTGTCATGTCAGATGATTCATACTGTGACAACTTACTCCAATCAATCTTAGGCATAGACTTGCACAAGTTACTGTACACATCTTTGCTGATCTCTTCGTAAGGTGCCTGCTGGTAGACATGATCAGACCTTGGTAGGAACGACACACCACTACACTTATCTAGCTTATCCCATATCCATTGACCTGCTGCTAAGAACTCGTCATCACTGTAGTACACAGTAACAGATGGCTTGTGTTCACACCAATGATCTTGGTACACCTCCCATAAGTCTAACTGCTTCTTGACATCTAAGTCCTCGGTACACACTGCATCCTTCGGTGCCTTAACAGGGAAGCTGAACACTACGTTCTCTGCGTTCATTACATCCTGCTCCCATGGTACACCCTGATCCTGTAGCAGAGCGGTAAGAGGATCTTTAGTATCACTCCGTACACGTCTGACATAGTAAGGTGAGTACCTAGCATGGATGCCTGATGCACTATCAACTAACTGTGAGACAGTACCGCTAGGTTTCACGGCGGTGATCGCCGTAGATTGTTCAATACCTAAACGCTTAGCCCACTTCTTATTGACAGTGACAGCCTTATTCTTCAGCTTCTCCAACAAAGGTGCACATGATGTCTTGCTTAGCAGTGGGTGGTCCATAATGCCAGTCATCGATACACCTAGTAGTCTTTCTTCTGCTGTGTTACGTGTCCAGATAGGACGTACATAACGGAAGTCAGTAAGAGTAGACTGTAATGTACCAATGATAGCAGCCATCTCTACCTTACGGTTTAGATCCTGTGGTGTATCAGTACTACGAACCACTATCTCAGACAAATTACAAACCTGAGCTGATCGTAAGATGATCTCACTGCAAGGGTTGGTGCCGAAGTCGTGATCGACATCCCGCCTGCCACTCTTAGCTGCTTGATTCTTACTGGCTATACGAGAGAAGATCCCTCGCTCACCACACTTACTCTCATGTAACGATACCCATTCCTTTAAGAACACCTCGAAGTCAGGCTGCTCTGTATACACTGCTGAGTTGTTAGCAAGTGCACGTTGTCCGTCTAACTCCCACCAGTTACCTAGCTTAGCCCCTCGCATTCGATCATCTGATAGATTAGATAGAGAGATAAGTGCCGACCTACGCACACCACCTACCACTACAATCTCAGCTACCTTACATACTAGGTCATGACACTCAAGGCTAGTAAGCCTACGGCCAGCAGCATTACGGAACATACGAACAGCGAAGTTAAACAGAGCAACCAAAGGCTCAGGCCCACTACTTCTGCCACCGAAAGTCTTGAGTGGTGCACCCTTTGGTCTGAGCTTGGACACGTCCCACTTTGGCACCTGTCCGGAGTAGAGTAGTCCGAGCAATTCCTTAAACGCTTTAGCCCACCCGATCTTGCTATCTCTGACGATGATTGTTGTGTCTGTTTCATGAAAGTCCTCTGATATTTCTGGCAGTTTCTTTACTGATTGTCTTTCAACAGAGAAGCCTACACCTGTACCACACATGAGAACGTATAAGATCTCATCGAATGCACGTACATGATCGATGGCTATGTAACTACAGTTGAAACCCGCCATGTTATCTCTATCAAGTGCAACACCTGCTGTCATAAGGCATCTCATTGATGGCATTACTTCCATGTTATAGATAGCCTTGTGCATCTTAGTAGCTGTCTTGCTATCTAAATCTCCACGATTTACCCAGAAATCTACATACCTACTTACCGTTTCCTCCCATGTTTCTCTTCGTTGAAGCTCAGGCAGCCAGCGTGCGTATCGGCTAGTGTGTATGTACTGTTGGTATTGATCCATTAATTGTCCCTAGTTTCTCTGATTATTTTTTGGTCTACCATGGAAAAGGTAGCGTGGTCTGTGGTTAATGTTTTACCATCGAAGGAAATAACCTTCACTCCGTTCTTTTCTAGCTGCTTCTTTAGAGCAGCAAGGGAGCCGAAGCTCCCCTGTACAATCACGTTCTCATTCATAACACCCCCGCTGCTATCTTACTAAGATAGTATACGATTAACCAAACTTGAG